GTCGCATAGTCAACATTAGGATTGTAAGCATTCTTAATAGCCAGCGTGACATTCTGAATCGTAGGAGTATCTCCGAACTTAATAGCATCAACCTTAGATGCGTTCATTCCCTGCTTAGCGAGGGAGGTGTTAGTAGCAGACTGAAGTGTGTACTGCTGATTGATGCCCTGCATCGTAGATTGACCAGAAAGCAGAAGACCTTGCTTCTGGCTCATAGACATCGAGGGTGCTTTAGAGAACTGGTCAATCAGGGGCTGTAAATTAGCCGCCATACCCTTGAATTCTGGGTCGGCATTAAGCGTGTCGTGCGTTTGCATCAACTGACTTCCAAGACCCTTCAACTGCTCAGTAAGGATAGCATCCTTAGAGACATTGTCATTATAAGCCTTAAGTCCTTCTGCAAGTCCAGCACCAGCGTTCTCAAGCCCGACCTGCATAAACTTACCGATATTCGCACCTGCCTCAGAGATGCCCTGCACCCCTTGAATACCACCAGTATATTGTCCAAAAGAGTTAGCCATAAAATTTAAACGCTATTAGGCATCCAGCCGTTAGCCATATATCCAGTATCAACCACGCCTTTATTAATGGTAGAATCGGGAGTTTTTCCTCCAACAAGGTTAGGATTAGAAAGGTAAGAACCACCAAGTTTGCCCATCATACCCATCATACCAGACTGCCAGCCAGCCTGAGCCTGCTGATTGCCAAGTTGGGTCTGCATCTGGTTAGACTGGTTAGCACCATAGATTCCAGCATTATACTGAGATTCTGGGCTGAAGAGGAGATTCTGATTAGCAGAGGCATTCTGAGCACCTGCAACACCAAGCATAGATGTGGGATTCATACCGCCCATAGATGCCATCAGGGGGCTACCATAGGAAGCCATAGCACTATTTGCCTGTTGCATACCCTGACCATATAGAGCACCTGCGTTAGTAAGAGCCTGTTGCTGGCGTTGCTGACCGAGATTATAAGAGTTAAGAACCTCAGCACCGACTGCTTGGTTACCAGTAAGACCACGAGCCGCCATAGCCGCACGAGCCGATTGCTGAGCCTGCTGGGTCATCTGGTCGGTGAGTCCTGTGCCTGCATTGAGTTGGTTCTGAACCGTGTTGACCATACCAGACTGAAGACCCGCATACATAGGATTCATTGTCTGAGCATAGGCATTCTGAGCCGTTTGACCAACATTGCCATAAACAGAAGACATACCCTGTGCGTACTGATTCTGAAGACCAATCGACTGAGGCATAGCCGCCTGATATTGGGCGTTAACATTGTTCATCTGATTCAGCAATGCAGTCTGTTGCATCTGCTGATACTGAGGCATATACTGATTCTGCTGACTAATCAGTTGGTCTTGAATGCCAGCCTGTGCCGTGAGAGCAGACTGCATTTCACCAAGATAGTTTCTAGGAGCAGGGGCTTGAATCTTACTACCACCACCCATACCACCAGCAAGCATACTTGCACCTACTCCAGCAACAGCGGCTGTCGTTGCAGATGCACCAAGTCCTGTTGCAATAAGGGGGACAAGAGGGACATTGAATCCCCAGCGAGGGGCTAGATTGAAAATTCTCATTAGTTTAATGCTCTGGTAAGTTGGATGTATCTGTTATTAAGTTTTACTACGCTTTTTCCTCTGACAGCCCATTTTGTCTGTGACTCCCAGTTAGGAAACCGCTTCATAAATTTATCTACAATCTTAAGTCTAGCCTCTTTGGTCGTGTAGATTGCGTCCATAATGCAGATATCCGTCCACTTTTCCCAGTTGGGATTACATTCGTAGTCCGTAGGAAGTAGCGACTTAGTACTTCCATCTGAGTGATTAGCAAGAGGATATGCAATCATCATACCACAAATACCGCTTTCGTCTGATTCAACGAATAGGCAGTCTCGACTGAATGCCCAACTTAGATACTGACTAATAGAACCATCAGCCCAAGGGAAATCCGTATGGGTTTTCTTGATGAAGGCTATAAGGTCAGAAAGAAGCATCAGTTCCCAAAGATTGCTACATACACAGATGTAGGGTCATAGTTTAGATTAGCACCACCGTATGAAACAGGGTAAACTGTATATACAGAAGCAGAGTTTGTGGTCTGACCAGTAACCGTAACCCAACCAGCCGCAATTCCAGAAGCGTTTGTGCAATTAGAAATAACAGCAAAATTAGCATCAGCGAGTGCTGTAGTGATATTGACCGTATAAGTACCAGTAGTAGTTCTTGTAACAGAAGTAACATTATAGGATGCAGACACAGTACCAGTAGCACCAGCAAACTTAACCCAAGCCTTACAGGTCGTAGGATTGTGTTTAACAAAGGAAGTTGTAGCAACCTTTGTACTATCATCAGTAGAAACCTGAGTTACGCCAGTAGAAGTTGTATCAATATTGCCAATAATGCTAGCCGCTGTGACCGAACCAAGGACACGGACATTCCCGCCTACTGTCTCATTGCCAGCAATATTCGTGTTTCCGATGACATTATGATTTCCAATAACACGCTGGGTTGCTTTGCGAGTGTAGGAGCAAGTACCGCTAGCGGCTGTTGTGGTCGGATAAACAGAGTACGCAAAGGTATCAACCGTAGGAACAACAATCACATAAGTGCCGCTATAAGCAGTATTGCTAGCAGTAATATTGACAATCATACCAGCCACAAGTCCGTGAGCCGTAGATGTTACCGTAGTAGTATTGCCATCAACAGAAGTGAACGCCTTGCCAGAGATAGGAATGCCATCATAAGGAGTCACTACGATGTCGCTATTAAGCCCTGCGTTGACCGTAGAGGATGTTACAGAGGTCGCTGTGACTGTGGATGCCACCACAGGAAGAGAAGAGCCTAGGATGTCACCTGCTGTGGTATTCTTGAGAAGCCCAGTAGAGGTGTCGCTGACAAGAAACTGGTCATCAGCCGCAACTGTAGCAGAGGTCAGAGCCGTTTGGTCTGTGATAGCACCAATAAGGATTTGGGCAGAGTCAACAAGTTGATTAAGACGAGAGCCAGTAACCTGCTGTCCGTCTACGAAAGTATCGCCTTTTGAAATTTGTGTCATATTATTTTCTAGATTGGTTGTTCTTCAACTTCTGGACTGCATAAACATACGCAGAACGGACTGAAGGACGAAGATTAATTGATTGGAAAAATAGTTGAATACCAGAGCCAAGCCTACGAATAGGGTTTCTTCTGGTGGAGTCTTCCTGTGCTGGGAAGCCATATGTGTCAATAACAGAGATGGCGTCTGGGTTGTCAATAATTGCAGATGTCTGCACTTGGCTACCAGCATCAGAAACAACCTCAACCTCAGCCGTGCTGAACCTCTTTTCACCAATGCCGTTGAAGTTATACATACGAGTTGTCATTGAGGCAATGATGTCGTGGCTCTGGAAGGCAAGGGGAAGCAGGGTGTCAGGAAGATAGAAGGGAAGTAAAGGAAGCCCAACGCTATTGCCGTACTCATCGTGGTCGAGTTCCTCCATAAGGAATACGCCCTGCTCTGAGTCGATTGCATAGAGTCTTCTTTGATTATCTTTCTTTGCGATAAGGAAATTAGCAACATCAAATCCAGTCGGGTACACATCTACCGATTCCCAAGAACTCAAAATGAAGTTATAAACCAAAACAGCGTTGTTATCAGAAGAATCGTCAAGGGGAACTGCGAGATAATACCTGTTATTCCAATAGGTAGCAACAGCACGGCTGGAGTAGTTTCGATTAATACGCTTGATAACATCGTCAATAGGGGCTGATAGCGGGTCTGCAATAGTCAGAAGTCTAACAGCATCATTAGCACCAACAGACTGAGGCTGAAGGAAGTATACACCATTATCAGAGAGGAACACAACACCACCATTAGCCTGCACCGCAGTACGCTCAGCAGAGCAACCTAGGTCATTAACAAGCGTCTTGGTGAATGTATCAGTAGCAAGAGCATCGCCTGAAGCATATCTACCAAGTCCTACATTGATGTAGAAAATGCTGTTACGCATAAACACAAGGAACTCATTAAGAGTCCACGGACAAACACCAACTATAGAGTCATTACTACCATTGTTAACTGTAAAAGCATCAAGTGCATTAAAGTGTTCGTAGTCTAGGAAGTTGCTAACAGAAATTGTGTCATTATTTCTAAGGACATTTGTTTCTGCGTGATATTTTCCTGTGACAATAAAACGATTTGCGTAGTAAAGAATGCTTTTGCAGGAAGGAAATTCGTGTCCAACACCAGCGGCAGGCATAGCAATAACTGTAACATTCATATCCCAAACAAGAGGACGCTTGCTAAAACCACGACTAATAAATACTTTGTCAGTACCTTGGACTACACTACATCCTTCTGTTGTGACAATCGTTTCTCCAGAAGGAAAATTGACCTTAGATGACAGAAGTTCTGTCTGTGGATTATATGTATACAGACCATTGTTAACCACCAGAATCATCACCTCCTGACCTGTGCTAGTCTGCATAGACGCACAGCCATAAATCATCTTCTTGGTATAGTCTAGCGTACCAGAGGCAGGTGTTGTAGCAGGAGATACTGTATACTCAAACCAATCTGTGCTGACTGCCGTGATTACAAAAGTACCGCTATAATGTATATTACTAGCAGTAACAGCCACAGTCTCTCCAAGCACCATTCCGTGCAGAAGAGATGTGACTCTAGTTACCCCACCTGTAGATGAGACAAATGCCTTATTCTTAACAATGCTTCCAATAAGAGCACCAATGGTTTTACGCTGAAGTCCCTTTCGGACTGTGGCAACGCCTCTATCAAGACGGAAGTTCTGCGACTGGCTGAGATGACCCGCAGGCAAAGCACTAGGATTGTCACGGCTATTTAGCCCGACAAACTTAATATCTCCGTCCTTTAGGTACTCAACTGGCATTACTGAGAAATGATAGAAAAGTAGACAGCCTTAATCTTTTCAGACCAGCGAGTGCCGACATAAATGCCACCAAGGAAGGTGACAGAAGAAAGGATAATAGTAATCATACAGGAAGAGAGATGTTGCGAGCCTTCAATTCGGCCTTCAGTTCAGCCTGTGTAGGCTTGGTGATGACTTCAAGCAGGGTGTGAGCCTTGCCGCCAGACTTGAACTCCGTGATGCCTAGGCACTCAGAGTCCTTAACGAAGGCAGACCAGCCCTTTTCAATAGTAATGTCTTTGCGAGTGTTCATAAATTAAGGGTATGTTCCGATGTAATAGCCACTGTAGCCATCCCAGAAATATCCAAGTCCAGCCTGTCCAACTCCGATTACTGGACAATCGTTATCAGTAATAAAGTGTCCGAAAGGATATAAAGAACCTTGAGGATTTCCTGCTACAGCACCAGTATAGACACCACCAGAACCATCCCAGTAGTAAGTGTCTTGGTAATATATTCCAGTATCATAATAAGCACCAGAACCATCAGGTACTTCCAGTTGTGCATTAGATGTCGTATATCTTAAACTGACATCAACTTCGGTAAAGTGTATATAATGTGAACCATAATATCCGTTTGAATAATAACCACCAACTCCATCCCAAACAAAGTTATTATATCTACCAGTATTCACATAATTTCCAGAACCACTAGGAACTTCTTGAAGTTCAGCACTATCATAAGCAATGACAGTTCCATTATTTAAATAACCTCCAAATCCAATAGAAATAATTATAGACTGACCTGTTCCATTGTGGATTTCTTCGCTATCGTCAGAAAGTGCTGAATTATAATAATTTCCAGAACCACTAGGAACTTCTACTGGATACATTGGGATAGCATAGCCGTCAGCAATATGCGTTCCATACGGCTTGTACTGAACATTTCTAGCATTTGCCCAATCTACAAAAGAACCACCAACTCCATCTGCTTCAGTATCTACATCACAAGTTTGAGTCCAAACAAAACTCGCAAGGATACTTGAATACAGACCAGCCCCGACTTCGTAATTTACTCCGTAAGCGGTAGACAGCAAAGTACCATACGCAGGGTAGCCACCGCCAATCAATGCTGGCGTAGATAGAAAGCCTCCAGCACCTCTGGAACTTCCAAAGATGTTCAAGTCATTAGCGAACTTGAGACGAACAGCCATTAGGCAGTAGCAAAAGCAATATGAATGATTGGTGTTCCGCTTGCACTTCTTGCCTGAACAGCACCCTTGTAAGAGTCGAGAGACAGGGAAGCACCAGCCGCAAGGTTAAGACCACCAGTGCCAGTAGAAGCATCATCATTAAGAACTACTTCAATAGCAATTGCAGAGTCCTTGTTCTGAATAATAAGGGAAACTCGTCTTTCTGGTGTAACGGAAGCAGGAAGCACTTCAACCCAAGAGGTTGTTAGAGAGCCTTCAGAGTGTATAAACTTGGGGACAAAAGGTGAAGAGATAGAGATATTTTTGCTCATTGTATTAGTAAGTGTTAGTCATATTGATGCGACCAAATTGGGATTGCTGACGCAGGAACTTGTCGTATTCCATATCAAGAACTTCTCTAGCCTTGTTCTCGATTGTGACAGCCTCTTGGACTTGTCCTTCAGAAACGAACCAGTTAGCCGCCCCAGCCCAAGCCATAAAGGATGCAAAGATATAAGGAATCTCAATCTTGCTCCACAGGGTGGGATTTGTGTTAGGATTCTGACCAGCGGCTGTCGTAGAAAGACAGGTATAAAAATTACCAGCGTGAGGCTTGCCGAGAACAGGGGTATAAGAGCCTGTTCCAGAGCCAGAGTCAAAGTACACCTGTACTCCAGCGTAATAGGTCACAGAAGGGCTGTACAGGTCACCTGTAAGCATAGGGCAGGCACTTCTATAGAGATACCAACCATTAGATAGAGCCGCACTAACAATAATCTTGCGAGTACCTCCGTTCTCATAGATTTGATACTGTTGCTGAATAGCCTTTGTAGTTGCCTGCGGATTGTCCGAAAAGACAGCAAGAATTTCCCCAGCATCAGAAGCAGGAGTGAAAAAGTTGACATTATCAGCGTCAATAGATGCGGTGAACGGAATGAGATGACAGATATCAATCCAGTTATTAGCCTCCCAAGCCTCACGCATACGAGCATTGGTGAAGTCACGGAACTGACTAAATGTCTCATCCGTGATGTTCTGTCTGTCGTTTCCAGAATACTGGAGAGCGTCAAATAGGATTTGTGAGTAGTTCTGTGTTCTCATTTGATGAGATAGCCGTCACCTGTAAAAATTGCCCCTTGGACACAAGTACGCTTGATGCGATTCTTGACTGCCACTTCGGGGTTATCATTGATAAACTCCTTCACGAATTGGTCATCAGACCAGCATTCCTTGCCTAGTCTGTGTGCCCAATAGTGAAAAGCATCCAATGGGATACTAGCGATTTTCTCGCCAATACCGTCAACGCTTTTTGCAGCGTTGTTGTTGTGAAAAATGGCAGACTGCTTGGCAACAGTCTTAGCCTTGACCTCATTCATTCTCCATCCCAACAGGAGTTCCTGCTCCACCCTATTTCTAAGATGGGCAGGAATCGTGTCTGCCAGACTTTGAATGATGTCTGACATTCCTAGCGATTAGGCTGTGAAGTCGAACACACCGAAAGCGAGGGGGTTGTAGACGCAGAGTCCAGCAACCGCTTCAATCATTCGGGCTTCGCCGCCACCAGCATTCGGGAGGGCAGTAACGCCAGCCACATTGCCGCCATAACGCACTTCGACTTGGTCAAAGGGAATGACATAGCCGACGAATGTCGAGCCAACGCCACTAGCCGCCTTGAGGTAGTGAGAAGGGTGGAGTCTCAACTTACCGAAATCACCCTCGAAAATATCAACCGAGGAGATGTAGGTAGAGGCATCCGATTCTCT